GGCTGGTGCTGGTGTAAGTATAGATGAATTAAACGCTGCGATTTCTGCTGTTACTGCAACTGGTGTTCCTGTTGAATCAACTTTTGCTGGACTAAGACAGGTTATTGCTTCGATACAAAAACCAACAAAACAAGCATCAGATGTTGCAGAAAAACTTGGTATTGATTTTAATGCGGCTGCAATAAAGTCAAAAGGCTTGAGTGGAGTCCTTGCTGAAATCGTGGAAAAAGGTGGAGCAAGTGCAGATAATTTATCTCAATTATTTGGAAGTGTTGAGGCTCTTACAGCAATACAACCTTTGTTAAACGATGAATTAGTTAAGTTTAATGAAGCTTTAAAAAATCAGGCAAATGCACAGGGAAGAGCGGCTCAAGATGCTTTTACATCCGCTAATACTATTCAAAACCAACTTAAAAGAATAGGTACTGCATTTACAAATTTAACAACAGAGGGATCAGAGTTTGGAATAGTAATAAGAGAAGTTTTGAAAGTAGCTGCCGTCACAGTAGAAGCATTAGGAAGTGCTTTTAAATTAGTAGGAGATATTGTTAGAGGAGTTATAGGTGTTGTTGGAGAAATAGGAAGAGTTTTTACAAAATCAATAGGAATTGATGCTGTAGGAACATTAATTTCTTTAGAACAAGGCTGGATAAATGTAAAAGAGGCAGTTGCTAATTTTGGCGATGAGATTATTTTTGTTGGTAGAGTGATCGGTGGTGTGATAGGTCAATCATTAAAAATTTCTTTCAATGCTGTTAGAGAATTTTTTATAAAATTTGGTGATTTTTTAAATAAATTAAAAGTACAGTTTGTAAAAATAACTGATGGTATAAAACAAAGATTTGAGGCTTTAGTAAGTCCTATTGTTAAAGTTTTTCGTGCGATAGAAGAAAAAACTCCACCATTTATTAAAAAAATACTTGGTGGGGCTGCACAATTTAAAGTCCCTGCAATTGATTTTGGATTAGGAAAATTAGAAAATCCATTTAAAAACTTAGAAAACCCATTCAAAGATCTCGGTAAAGATCTAGAATTTATAAAAGAAGGGTTAATAGAGTTTTCTGGTATTGAAAGAGAAATTGCAGACACAGTAAATGATCAAGTAGATGCCAAAAATAAAATTGTAGAGACAAATGGAAAAATAAAAACAAGTGTTGAAGCAATAACTCCAGCAGAAAAAGAAGCAAGAGAAGAAGCAGAAAAATTAAAAGAAACTTTTAAAGGCATTGGAGAATCTGTCAGGAGTGATTTAGTTGGAGGCTTAAGAGAGGCTATCAATGGTAGTAAATCTTTTGGACAAGCAATTTCTGGGGTATTAAATAATCTAAAAAATAAACTTCTTGATATTGCCTTAAATAAAGCAATCAGTGGAATTGGTAATGCTTTAAGTGGTGGAAAAGGTTTTGGAGGTGGTTTTTTATCTGGTTTGTTTGGTAAAGAAAGGGGTGGAAGAGTATCTGCTGGTGGTGCTTTTGTTGTTGGTGAAAGAGGGCCAGAAATATTGCAGATGGGTTCTAAGGGTGGCAATATAATTCCAAACAGTCAAATCGGTGGAGGAGGTGACAGTATTACTAATATGGTTACTGTTAATGTAGATGCCAGTGGAAGTTCTGTTCAAGGTTCTACTACTGATGCTCAACAACTAGGCCAAGTTATTGGTCAGGCTGTACAGGCTCAACTGATCAAAGAAAAACGTGCTGGAGGTCTATTAGCATAATGGCAACTTTCCCTTCCATAACACCTACTTACGGAACTACTCAAACAGTAGAACAAAAAAGCATCACCACAAAACTTGGTGATGGTTATGAGTTTAGAACTGTTTTTGGTTTGCCAGCTAATAAAAGGCTCCATATCATAAATTTAAGTTTTGCAATATCTGAAACAGATGCCGATACCATAGATACTTTTTTAAATAGTAGATTTGACGATCAAGCTTCCTTTGATTACACAATGACAGGAGAATCTTCAGCAAGAAAATTTAAATGTACAAGTAGGTCAAGGTCTATTCCATATCTAAACAGAGTTAATATGAACCTTACATTTGAGGAGGTTGCAGAACCATAATGGCAATACCTACTTCAGAACTTCAAAAAATAAATCCTTCAGCAATAATTGAGCTATTTGAATTACAGCTAATTGCTTCAATACATGGATCAGATCAACTTTATAGATGGCATAGTGGTTCAAATCAAAATAATAATGGTGAAATAGTATGGCAGGGAAATTCTTATACGAGATTTCCAGTGGAAGCTGAAGGGTTTGAGTTTACAGGAAAAGGACAAATCCCAAGACCTACTTTGACTGTAAGTAATGTTTTATCAACTCTTACAACTTTAATTGCATCTGTAAATGCTTTTACACCAGCCAATGATTTAAATGGTGCGAAGTTAACTAGAATAAGGACAACAGCCGATAACATTGACGCTGTAAACTTTTCTGGGGGGACAAATCCTTTTGGTACTCCAAGCTCTAACAAGTTTCCTGATGAAATATTTTTTCTTGATCGTAAAGTTTTAGAAAATAGGGAGGTCGTACAATATGAGTTAGTTTCTGCTCTTGATCTTGCAAATGTTCGAGTTCCAAAAAGACAAATTACCAGAAAAGATTTTGATGGAGTAGGAACATTTATTGATTCATGACTTGGAAAGAAAAAGCTGCTAACCATGCAAAAGAATGTTTACCACGAGAAAGCTGTGGTCTTTTGGCAATTGTTAAAGGAAAAGAGACTTATTTTCCTTGTAAAAATTTAGCAAATAATCAAATAACTTATTTTATAATTGATCCTGATGATTGGGCTAATGCAGAGGATAGTGGTGAACTTATTGGCTTAATACATTCTCACCCAAAAGGGCCAATATTTCCATCTGATAATGATAAAGCGGCTTGTGAGTATTTAGGACTTGAGTGGCATATATACAGCCCAGAGCTTAATGATTGGTACAGTTTTAAACCGTCTGGATATAAACAACCTTTTCTAATTGGGCGGCAGTGGATATGGGGGGCTGCTGATTGCTACACTTTATTAGTGGATTATTTCAAATCAATCAATTTAGAGGTGAAAGATTGGCCTAGACCAAAAGACCCAAGAGAAATGTTTACAAATGGTTTGTTAGAGAATGTTTTACCTAAAAGTGGTTTTAAAGAAGTTACAGATGACTTACAAAAAAATGATGTATTATTGATGAAAATGCTTAATAAAGGTGGTTCTCATGTTGGTGTTTATGTTGGAGAACAGATGGTTTTACATCATCAAGTAGGTAGACTAAGTTCAAGAGACTTATTGGATTCTCAAATGCAAAAATCTATTTATAAGAAATATCGCTATGTTGAGAAAAATTAAAGTTTATGGCAAGTTAAGGCAAATCTTAGGTCAGTCTACTTTTGAGGCTGATCTAAATAATGTAGGACAAGCATTTAGTTTTTTATATAATAATTTTCCTGAGATACAAAAAGACTTACTTAATAACAATTATAGAATTTGGACAGGCGATAAATTAGTGACTGAAGAAAAAATATTTATGTCTGGTGAGAAAGATATAAGAATAATACCTGTGGCAACTGGATCTGGATTTATAGCCCCTTTTGTAGCTCCTGTTTTAGGTAGTGTTTTTGGAGGAGGAATATCTACTTTTATAGGTGGTCTTGTTGGAGGTGGAGTACTAGGCAGTGTTGTCGGAGCATTAGGTACAAGCTTAATTATAAGCGGTGTAAATTCATTGCTTACCCCACAACCAACACAGCAAACTGTTTCTGGAATGGACCCTACAGATCCAGCTTCACTGGCTTCAAATTATTCATTTAGTGGAATTACTAATATAAGCAGAAGTGGTGTTCCAATAAATTTAATATATGGTGAAACTATAGTCGGATCAGTTACTGTTTCAAATGGAATTGATACTGTTCAAGTAAGAGGTGACGCATAATGGCTGGCATTCAAGAATTTAGTCAAGACACTGTTTTTACTAATCCAGAATTACCCACCGATACGCTTTCTTCAAAGCAATTTAACACTCTTGTGGAAGTCGTAGGAGAAGGAGAAATAGAGGGATCAGCAACAGCATCAAAGGCTGCTTTAACAAAAGGAACAACTGCCTATAATAACGCTTTTAAAAAAGATATATTTTTAAATGGAACACAATTATTGCTTACTTCTGCGAGTAATACATCACCAGAAGAGGGTGAATTTAACTTTAAAGACGTAGGTTTTGAACCTAGATTCGGAACATCAAATCAAACCTTTATCAATGGTATTGCTAATATTGAGACTGAATCATCTGTTGGAGTTGCAGTTACTTTTGGTAATCCAATAACAAGAGCCGTTTCAAACACCTCTGTTAATGCAATAAGAGTAACAGTTTCTTTTAGTAGTATTCAAAAAGTTGAGAATAATGGAGAGATAACTGGTGCAAGTGCTGGAGTTAAGATTGAGATTATTCAAAACAATGGAACTACTACCACACCAATTGATGATACTGTCACAGGAAGATCAACCAGTGCATATTTTAGAGATTATTTAATAAATTTACCAGCAAATACAAGCTTCCCTGTTAACGTAAGAGTTTCAAGATCAACTGCTGATACCACAAATCCAGAGTTTACAGCGTTTAGTTGGTCAAGCATGACTGAAGTAATTTTTAAGCAAAACGCATATCCTGACACTGCACATTTAGCGTTGAGGTTTAGTGCAGAATCTTTCCCAAGAATCCCCAAGAGGTCTTTTAGGCTCAGAGGAATCAAGACAAAAATTCCTCATAATGCAACTGTTGATATACAAACTGGACGCATAACTTATGCTGGAACATTTAACGGAACATTTAAAACTGATAAAGAATGGCACTCAGATCCAGCTTGGGTGCTTTGGGATATTTTGACAAATACCCGTTATGGGCTATCGGTTGCTGAAACATCTTTGGATCAATATACATTTTATAATCAATCTGTTTATAACAATGAATTAGTAGATGATGGGGAAGGAGGTCAGGAAGCTAGATTTGCTATAAATGTAAATATTTCACAACAAAAAGAAGCTTTTAATCTTATTAACGATATTTGTTCAACAATGAGGGTTATGCCGTTTTATGCGGCTGGAAGCATATCAATATCTGGTGATCGACCATCTGATCCTGTTTATCAATTTACTCTTGCAAATGTCAGTGAACAGGGGTTTAGTTATAGCGGCTCCTCATTAAAAACAAGACATACAGTTATCAATGTTGGATATTTTGATCTTGAAACCAGAGCTATTGATTATGAAACAGTTGAAGATACCGCAGCTATAGCAAAGTATGGAGTTGTAAGTAAAACAATACAAAGTTTTGGTTGTACAAGTAGAGGTCAAGCTTCACGCACAGGAAAATGGTTTTTATATAACGAACAAAAATCTGGAGAAAGTTGTACATTTAAAATTACTGCTGAATCAGGAACCTTAGTAAGGTGCGGTCAAATAATTTCAATAAGTGATCCAGTGAAGGCTGGACTCAGACGTGGTGGAAAAATTAAATCTGCAACAACGACCTCAGTAGTGGCTGATGATTCTACGCACACTGATTTAGACGCAACGAACAATGCAACATTATCTGTAATAATGCCTGATGGATCATTAAGTACAAAAACTATTTCAAGTGTTTCTGGAACAACAATAAATGTTAATTCTGCTTTTTTAAATTCAAGTGGTCAAGCTGAAGCTCCAAACGCAAATTCTGTTTTTATAATTCAAAACGATACTTTAGAAACTACCACTTGGAGAGTAATTACAGTTAAAGAAAACTCAGATTTAACTTTTGATGTCACTGCTTTAGCTCACGATTCCGACAAATATGCCTTTGTTGAAGATGGTGTTGCTTTACCAGCAAGAACAATAACTGTTCTTACAGATATAAAGCCAGCACCAAGTAACTTAGACCATGAAGAAAAAATTGTTGTTATTGATAATAAAGCTGTAAGTAAAATATTTTTAAACTGGCAACCTGTTGCGGGTGTTAATAAGTATCAAGTTCAATACAGATTTAATAATGGAAATTTTATTTCACAAAATGTTATTAGTAATACTTTTGACATAGAAAATAGCCAAAAAGGTACTTATGAAGTCAGAGTTTTTAGTTTTAATGCTATTGATAAGCCGAGTGCAGAACCAGCACTTCTTACAATAAATGCTTTAGGAAAGACAGCTTTACCTAACGATGTTCAAAACTTATTCATTGAACCTATATCAGATCAATTTGTACGACTACGTTTTGATAAATCTACAGATGTTGATGTTATTCATGGTGGAAACGTGGTTATAAGATCGTCAAACCTCACAGATGGTAGTGGAACTTTTACAAATGCAGTTGATGTTTTACCTGAGCTTTCTGGAAATGTAAGTGAAAGTATTGTTCCAAATATTGTAGAAGGGGAATATATTTTAAAATTCAGAGATGATGGTGGCCGTTTAAGTGCTGGTGAAACTTCAGTTTTAGTTACAAGCCCAGATCCTCTGCCTAAATTAACAGTTTTTACAGATAGAGAAGATTTGGACAGTCCCCCTTTTCAAGGAACAAAAGTAGATTGTTTTTTTTCTGATGAAGTTAATGGTTTAGTTCTTGGATCTCTTGAGCTATTAGATGATGTTACAGATTTTGATGCTATTGCTGATTTTGATTTTTTAGGGGCTGTTGATATTACTGGCGGTTCTTATGAATTTGCAAATACTTTGGATTTAGGAGGGAAACAACCTTTAAGACTAAGAAGACATATTGTTTCACAGGGTTTTTATCCTAACGATTTGATTGATAAAAGAACTGCAAATATTGATACTTGGACAGATTTTGATGGTGCTACTGCATTTGATGTTGGAGCATCATTGTTAGTCGCAAGCACTGATATTGACCCTGACACATCAGTTTCAGCAACTTATGGGCAAAGTGGTACGACTATTACCATCACAAAAAGTTCTCATGGTTATTCTGTTGGTGATTTTGTTGTAATTGACTTTACTGCTGGATCTGCAACTGATGGTAATTATGAAATTGTTACTGTTCCAAATTCAAGTACATTTACAGTAACTTCAGCTACAAGTGCAACTATCTCAAGCGGAACTGCTTGCACTTATGGAGCAAACTTTTCAAGATTTAATCCTTTTGTAAATGGAACTTATGTTGGTCGTGGTTTTAAATTTAGATGCGAAATGGATAGTGATGATCCAGCACAGAGTATAGAAATAGATCAGTTAGGATATACAGCAGAATTAGAAAGAAGAACAGAGCAAAGATCAAATATTTCATCTGGTACATCATCATCTGGACTTGATATAACTTTCGACCATACATTCTTTACAGGTCAGAGTGGAACAAGTGTCGGGGCTGGTAGTCAATTACCTAGTATTGGTATTACTGCTAATGATTTATCAGCTAATGAAAGATTTGAACTTACAAGCATTTCTGGAACTGGTTTTAATATAAAGTTTCTTAATGCTGGAAATGCTGTAGAGGATAAAACATTTAGTTATACTGCTGTTGGTTTTGGACGTGGTAGTTAGTGTTGGTTTAGGATATACTTAGAGAAAATTTTGGATTAGGAAAATGAGTCAAAATGATATGACCATTGATAATTCTACAGGGGCAAATGTCCGTGCAGACATCAATAGTGCGATACAAGCTTTAGCAACAAATAGTTCTGGATCTTCAGCACCCTCAACAAATTTTGCAAGCCAATTTTTTGCTAATACAACATCAAGTATTATGCAGCTAAGAAATACTGCTAATAATGCTCATATAAATTTATTTAGTCTCGCTGGTGGTCCAGCATTTGCTGTTGATGGAACGATAAATTCCGTAAATATTGGTAAAGGTGCAAACTCTGTTGCTGGTAACACTGTTCTTGGAGAAAGTGCTTTAGACGCTTCTGTTACAGGAGACCAAAATACTGCGATAGGAAAACAATCATTAACTTCAAATACGAGCGGAGGTCAAAATACAGCAGTAGGTCAAGCTTCTTTATTTAATAATACAACAGGTTCAAATAATGTTGCAGTAGGTAAATCTTCATTATTATCAAACACTACTGGATCTCTAAACACTGCCGTAGGATCTTTAGCTTTAGATGCTAATACAACTGCAAGTCACAATACGGCTGTTGGTTCCCAAGCTGGAGGTTCAACTACCACAGGAGAAATAACTGCTGTAGGTACTCAAGCTTTAACTAGTAATACAACTGGTACTGGTCTACTCGCTGTTGGATTTCAGTCTTTATACAACAACACAACTGGAACTGCAAATACAGCAGTAGGAAATAATTTTGCTGGAAATATTGGTGGAGCAATGTATGCTAACACCACTGGAAGTCAAAATACAGCGTTAGGTTCAGGTGCTTTATATGCAAACACAACTGCAGCTAATAACACTGCCTGCGGTTTTAAAGCCTTAATGTCAAACACAACTGGGGCTGAAAACTCTTCATTAGGTACTTTTTCTTTAGATGCTAATACAACAGGAAATCAAAATACTGGTTTAGGTTATAAAGCTTTAACCGAAAATACAACTGGATCAAATAATGTTGGTATAGGAAAAGATGCTCTGCAAGAAAACACAACAGCTTCAAATAATACAGCTTGCGGGGCAAATGCTTTAGCAGCAAACACAACTGGAACTGCGAATACTGCGGTAGGTACTAATGCTTTAGATGCAAATACAACAGCAGATGATAATACTGCTGTAGGTTTTAATTCATTAACTGCAAACACAACTGGTGCTACTAATGTTGCTATTGGTAGAGGTGCGTTACGTGATAATACTACAGCTTCAAGTAACACTGCTGTTGGTAATAATTGCCTAGTATCAAACACAACTGGAGCATCTAATACTGGTATAGGAAGAGATGCACTACTGGTCAATACAACTGGAGGGTATAACGTAGCTATTGGTCATTTAGCGTTAGATGCTAATACTACTGGAGGCAATAATACAGTTTGCGGTCAAAACGCACTTTCATCAAATACTACAGGTAATTCTAATACCGCGATAGGAAATAGTGCTGGATCAGGTATAGTAGGAGGTTCAAATAACTTACTATTGGGAGAGGACGCTGGAAGAGCTAACAGCCCTTCAGGTAATATTATTAATGGAGATAATGCAGTTTGTTTAGGAGATAGTAATATAACTGATTTATTTTGTGCCGACACTTCAATATCAGCTTCAGATTCAAGAGATAAAACAGATGTGAATGACTTTACTATTGGTTTAGATTGGATTAAGGCTTGCAGACCTGTTACCTATAGATGGGACAAACGAACATGGTACGGAACTGACAAAGAACCATATGGGACACCAGATGGATCAAAAAAAACAAATAGATTACATATCGGATTTTTAGCACAAGAAATGTTAGCTATAGAGCAAGCAAATGGATATGGTAGTTCAAAAGATAATTCTCTGATTACAATTAATAATTGTGATGAAATGAGTTACGGAATTAAATACGAAAGACTCGTACCAATACTTGTAAACGCAATTAAAGAACTATCAGCAAAAGTCACAGCCCTCGAAGCAGGGTAAACTATAAACAAATCTATTTTAATTATGGAAGAAAAAACCGCAGATGAAATCGCAGCAATCTTTTCTGCTGCTGGTGATAGTGTAACTGTCATCAACACAGCCAAGACATCAGATGAAACTGATGATGATTACAAAGACAAGATCAAGCGTAATGTAGAGCATCTTGAAATTATCAAGGTTTACAAAAAACTTGATGGATCGACTTCTATTTGGACATCTGAGTCATTCACAGATATAGATAAAGCTATTACTGATGGTAAAAAAGTTTACGAATAAATGAATTTACAGGAAAGATTACAGCAACTTGCTCAACAAAGAGAGCAATTATTTATTGCTTTACACGAAGTCAATGGGGCAATGAAGATCCTTGAGGAACAGATTTTGGAGACTCAAGCGACATCCGAAGCAATCCAGCCATCAAATAAAGAGGCATCAAAGCAACCAAAAGAAACAGCGTCATCAACGTAAGTGGCCCTGCTAATTTTATTAAAATTTCTCTAAGCATAAAATGTTTCAAAAAATAGTAAACGCTTTAAGCATCCTTTCATTCATTATGGTCTCATCTGTCATTGGAGGGGGCTACTTTGGTTACAAATATGTAACATCCCCAGAATTTGAAAGAACGATAAAAAACAAGCTTATGGGTGATTTACAAAAAAAATTACCTGATGTAATGAAAAACAACTTACCAAAAACTACAGGCGAATCTTTTGCTATTCCAAAAAAAGTAGGTTTGTAATTGGAAATTCCACAGGTTAGTATTAATCAAATACAAATACCAGAGATAAAAGCATGGCAGTTTGAAGTTCCTGTAATAAATAAAGTTCCAAAACCAATAATTAATTATGCTGGCTGTGTAAAAGTTCACAGAAATAATTTAATAAATTTGATTGATGTTGATGAAAATGGCACTGTTATTAAGTGCGGTGTGAAGATGCCAAGTTATGAGCCTTTACAGTGGACACCTAACAGCTTTGTATATTCGACACCACCACAAAATACTAATATTGCACCACCTTCATATATGGAGGCACAGAGACCAGAAATACCAAAAAAGAAAAAAGAAAAAGAGTTTTTTGTACCCTGCCCAGATCCAGAGTCACCATTAAGAGTTGGATCATTTGCCAATGATGATCGCATAGAAAAGATAAAGTCGTTTTACTACAATGAGGACAAAAGCAAATGCTTGATTGAGTGGGAGGAGGTGACATACTTTGAAAAACTTATACCTTCAATCGGTCAGTTTACTAGCGTTTTTACTCTTGCTTTGGTTGGCTGCTCTGCTCCCATTGTTCTTAATTTGATCAAGCCATTAGTCAAAAAAGCCATAGCTAAATTACAGAAATCTAAGGATACTAAGACAAGCAAGCAAGATTAGGGGCGGTTTATAGGCGATTCTGAAGGGGCTATTTTTTAGTTTCTGGGTATAGTTTGTGAGAATGTGGTATAACTTGCCCCATCTTTGCTTGTACCACAACATCTTTACAGATTTCATAATAAGGAGAATCTACAGAAAATGATATTCCAGAAAGCTTAAGTTCGCCACAGTTTTTTAACCTTGCCAATTCGTGATCTAGTCGCATATTTGCAAGCTTTTGTTCTCTTATCTTTTGCTCTGTAGAACTTGACCTTAAACAGTTATTTTGAAATTTATTTGATAATGGTATTGAGAAAGTTGCAGCAATACCAAAATTAATTGCTAATGAATCTTTGTTTGCAGAATAGTTTTCCTGATTGTATAAAATCTCACCAGCATTAGTTAAGTTGCCATTATCATCTGTAGCCATGTTATAAACAGGGGTTGTATATCTTAAGTCCTGTGGTCTTTTTTGGTTGAATGTTGAGGTAATGAATGGAGAAATTGTGAGCATACTAGTCTGACAGACAACACCATTTCCATATTGATTTTCTATAAGATTTCCATTTAAAACTTGTACAGCTTGATTGGACACTGCTGAACTACTTTGGGCGACTGGGGCAGATGTTTGAGATACATTTGCAAATACTGGTTGCCCCAAAAGGCTTGCTATTACTGTGAAAATATAGTAGTTGTTTCTGTTACGGATTCTGAGGTTATTTGTCTTGATAGGTCGGTTATTCGACTTACTGAGGGCTGTTTGTACACCTCTGTAAATTGGAAAGCCCCACCAGCTTGATTTAGTTTGTAATTTGGTCTGCTGTTTAAATCTACTTGCTGCCATGTATATGTTTCACCATTTAATGTTTGTTGTAAATCAGTATATTGAGGATTGATAGACTCGCCATCAGTAGTGACACCAGCCCCAGATACCGAGTAAGTTGACCCAGAAAATTCAATTGTGCGGATCTGTTCTGAAATATTAGTCGTTGTTCGAGTGGTGCTTGAAGCTGACCCCTGAGTAAAATTTGGAACCACTGGCATTGCATATAGAGGACTATATAAAAACAGAAAAGAATAAACAAACCATTTCATCAATCCAATATGCTTAACTCTGTCACAAATTGACCTATACACGTTGTACCAGCACCGCCAGCAGTACAAGTATTAGTTCCATTGCTAACCACAGTTCCAGCCAGAGATCCAGCTACACCGCCAGAATATGATGTTGTTGTAGATAGAACAGGAAGATCTGTTATAACACCAGCAGTAACATCAACACCGCTTCCAACTGCATAAACGTCATCACCCTCAATAAAAGATTCGCTTAATGAGAAGGATGATCCTACAGTATTCATTTCGTATGTGCCATTAGTCATTGTTGCCGCTGCCCCATTACTGCCAGCAGTCAAACCGCCAAAACTTGCACTATCTGAAACTTTAATATTATTTCCTGATACTGAATATGTTGAACTACCTCTTGATCCGATAGAGTAAGCCCCATCTGTTGTAAGTTGTATGCTATTCGTCATTTTGTGAATCACATCCCCAAAAGCGGCTGAAGGGAGCATAAAACAGGCAATAATTACAAATTTTTTCATGGTTTTGATTTAGTAGGGTCAACTTTGATAACGTCAGGTTTGCTTGCTATTATCTCAAGCGGTTGTTTTATGATAAGTGTTTGATAGCCATTAGGACTGTTAGTATTAAGACCATTTTCACCCTCTTTCTTTTTCTTTTTTGCTCCTTGTGCTGCATTGACACTTATACCGAGTCCACCAAGTATGTTACCTAATAATCCAGCAGCAAAAGTGCTATCTACTCTTGGTTGGTCTGGTATATCCACACCAAATAATTTATTAGGAAGCTTTACATACCCAAGAGATAAAACTAATAAACACCAAGTTAATATAAAACCTTGTGCAACTGTTGAAACTAAAAAAGTAATTTTTTCTTGATAATCGGGCTTTTCATCCTCTATTTGCACTTTTTCGGCTATTTTATCTGCCATAATACGCTTTTATTTACAATAATAGAGATAATTATAGATTAAAGCAATGCCAGAGGTACAAGCTGCATTAATAGGAGCCGCAATAACAGCCGTAGCAATGACTTTATCTAATATGAGCAATAAAAGAGAAAGAGATATAAGAGATATTTATTTCAGACTTAATAAACTGAGTGAAACCGTAAGTCGCTTAGAAGGCAAGATTCAATAATGTTTGGTATGTTTGAAAAAGAACACATAAACAAATGTCAAAATTTCTTATAAATCTTTTCATCAAGTTCGGCAAGAGTGAGAGTCTACGCAAAGCCTGTTTATCACTCTTACAAGATCTTGCGGCAAAATCAGATAATGACGTTGATGATGCCATAGTCAAGATGATTGAAGAAAAACTCTTCCCAGTAAAATGAATCCCAAAAAATTTCTCAATATAGAAATTGAGCCAGCACCTCCAGAACTTCAGCTATCAGTTGAAATGAGGTGTAGGGAAATAATGAAAAGTGATGAATACGATAATATTAAAAGATATTGCACTCACCTCATAAGGCATCAAATGAAGCAAGATGTATTTCTTGCATCTTTACTTGGTCGGCTTGTAGAACTTGAAGCGATAGTAACAGTACAAGAAATGAAAGATATAAAAAAAATAAGAAAGAAAAAAACTTTATTAGACAGACTTAAGGCTATGTTGAGCGTGTTCAGATAATCTCCCATCCTCCCAAAAAACTTTGTAATAATACTGAGCAACTCCAAGCTTATTCTTTCTTGTTAAAGCTTCTCTGATCGTTCCAACATACTGTTTATATTTACTGGCAGAATATCCAATAGTGTGATTTCTTTGCACAGATTGATTAATTTTAAATTTTTGTCCTATTGGCATTTTGAGTTTTCGTAAGCTCTAATTTCTTTGATACTGAAATCCTTTACCTGTAGTTTTGGTATCTTATTGATTTCATAGTTATGTTTAACAATAGCAGTCCTGATATGGTCATTGACCCAGTTCCCATCATTAACTGTTAGGTCTGCTCTTGAATCGTTAGTAATGTGAATCTTGTGATCTATTCCACGAAGTTCTACATCAAGTAATAATCTTACTAAGTTTTTTCTTCTGTTTTCCTGCAAAAATTTTAATTTTTCCCCAGATGGATGTTCTTCTCTTTTCATTTTCTAACTCGTTAATACGTTTGTTTATAGCATCATATCTGACGCAATATTCTTTCATATCTAAATTATTAAACCAGAATTGATTTTGCAGTTCTGCAAGCTGGTGCTGGTAGTTTTCGATCAGGTCTTTATTTTTCATTTTTTGCTCCATAATTTAATTAATGGTTTCATAGCTGCCTCATTATTTTGCCTTAACTTGTTGATATTGAGCTAATCTATACTCAAAATATGTTTCTTTATTATAAACTTCGTGAAATTTTGGATTTTCTTTTTCTAATTGATTTAATAAAAAAATTAAATCTGCAATTCGACTAGTAATAGATTTCTTTCTATCTTCGATATGTGCTTTCATTAAAACAACTCCTCTTTCATTGTTTCTCTACAAGTTTTTAGGAATCTATTTTGTGATTCGATAAAGTTTTCGGATAATTTATAATTTTCTTTTCTTTGTTCTTTTTTCCATTGTTGTTCTTTTCCTCTTCTAGGTTTTGGATATTGTGTGAGCAATGAATTTACTGCAAGTCCATAAGCCTTAAGAATATATCCATAATCTTCCATATTAATTTTTATCCAAACATTTTTTTCATTTTTTAAAGACATTTTAAAATAAATCCTTTGTTGTCATAAATAAAAAGGGGTCTTACATGAAATCACATCGGAAAAAAGATCTCAATGCCCCTATAGATCAGGCAGGGATCGCTTCAAAGTCTCTACTTCTTACTGGTAATGTGAAATTATCAACATAGATTTCAATAGATGCTCCAGCACTTCCATCCCTTCTCTTAAAGGTTTTTAACTTACCTCTACCAACAACAGTAATTTGATTTCCTTTTTTTACATAGTTAGCAATCACATCACCACGATTACCCCATACAGAGCAATCAAATTGTGTCGTAGTATCTTGATCATTTGTAAGCAAGGTAAAGCTGGTTACTTTTGTTCCTTTTGCAGTTTCTTTTTGTACTGGGTCTGAGGCTAAATTGCCAACGGCTGTTACGTTTAACATAATAAATAAATTAATCAGGGTTGTTAGGTTTGTTCTGCCAATCTTCAATATCTTCTCGGTTGTATCGAATAGTGTTATTAAGAATGACAGTCCATTTGGGGCCACTAGGGTGACCCCTGCGTGTTTTGGTTCTCCATAGACGCA